AGGAATCATGGAAAAGATAAGAGAGATCACTCTTTTCCTGAATCCAAGTAATGAATCCTACGCAAGACTTGGAAATAACATGGCTCCCGATAAAGTAAACTGGTCCGGTGCCGGAGAATCCGAGCTTTCCCGTGCGGATGCAGTAGAAGACCTCCTGGCCAAATGCCGCATAGATGCGCTCCTCTGTTGATTTTTCCGTGGTCTCGAACTTCTTGTCGAAATTCTGGGCCTCGAAACTCTTGAACTCCGGGAAGTCCTCGTCTTGGTTGACGGTGACGTCCATGATAGCGCAGGCATTCTCGTCACCCTGGAAGATGTCAAGGCTTTCAGAGATACCGTTTGTCGTGGAATCCTCGTCTTTCGTCGGCTGGCCCGTATCGGGGTCGATGCCGAGCTGCATGGCTTTCTTGTGAATGAACATGCCGGCCATGAGGAAGTTATTACGCACGTTGCGGTACTTCACGTTGTCAAGGCCGTCATCAGTTGACATACAGGTGACGACCTGATCATAGACAGGCTTGGGGTACTTAAAGCGTCCGTCCATCGAATACCACAGTATCTGCCCGAGGTACTTATCCATGCCGCCGCTCTCCTCTATCTGGCTGAGGACGACAAAGGGATTGGGGTTGAAAACGTATATCTTCTGGACGTTGTCGTTGGTGACACTGATGCGCTTGCCGTTACGTGTCTTCTTGCCGGCCCAGTCTGGGTGGTAGTTGATGAAGGCGACATGGCCAAGGTCATCCTCTTCCTCAAGACGGCAGGCCTCAAAGGGAATGTGCTGTACTTCCACTATCTGCCCCATCATGTCGTAGTTGACATGAAGGGCGAAGCCATGGAACTGAGCAAGGTCTATGCAGACAAGATGCAACAGCTCAGAAACCGTTTCCCTGGACCTGTTGCAAATGAAGTCGGCGAGCGCCTTGTCTTTGAGACCGCCACCCTCAATGAATGTCTGATAACGGTTACAGCACGTCTTTCCTGTCGGCGAGTTGTTGAGCAGTTCAAGCATACGCTGGGGATAGAGGTTATCCTTTCCGTAGGTCTGTATGTTCATCGTCGACAGGTAGCGCACATCGAAACGCTTCTGCGGTTTCTTTACGTTATGGATATTCATGGAGAGTGACGGCTAAAGTGAAAAATACGTTTACTTCTTGGCGGCTGTCTTACCCTTAGCGGCTTCAGCTGGAGCATCCTCCTTCTTCTCAGCCGCTTCGGCAGCGGGAGCCTCTGCAGCAGGAGCCTTGGCCTCCGCGAGAGCCTTCTCCAGCTCGGCAATCTTGGCATCCTTCTCTTTGATGGCACCGTTGAGGCTTTCGACCTCTGCCTGCGACTCGGCCTTGGCTTTCTCCAGGACCTCCTTCGTCTCGGTCAGCTCATTGCGGATGGCCAGGTTCTCCTGCTCCTTCTCGGCAATGGCCTTCTCGGCGGCATCGAGCTTCTCCTTCTGCTCGGCATTGACAGCCTTCAGACCTTCAATCTGCTTCTCCAGCTCTTCCTTGGAAACATTGGCAGGCTGCTCCTGTGCCTTGACGGCCTTACGGGCAGCAAGCACTTCCTCCAGGTTGTCGGGGGTCTTCTGGAAAAGATCAAGACGACCACGGTTGTCATTGATGGCATCCATGGCGATGTCGTCAGGGAGGTTCTCATTGACGTACATTGCTCCGGCAAAGTGCAGCAGCACACCTGCACGGAGATAGAATTTCTTTTCTTTTGGCATAGTTCCTAATTTCTTTAGTTTGTATCTGATTTCAATGTAAGCGTCCCTGTAGCAGTCTTTGCAGGCTGTGTTCTTCACCGGATGGCCGAGGATAAGGACACTCATGTCTCTTAAAAAAAGTCTGTCAGAGGAAGAAAAGCCCTCGTCAAAGCGGCCTCTCATCTCTGACAGCCTGTTCATTACCTCGCTATATGATAGCATAGGCTACGGGTTTGTGGGAGTCGTTGTCTCCAGTGCGGCCAGAAGGGCACGGGTAGCGGTCTCGCTCTCAGAGAAGAGGAAGAGGCCGGACGATGGTGCGTTCTGCTCCTGGAGGGTTACGGCCCATCCGCCATCGGTATCGTCAGAGTACAGGTCACGGGTTCCTGCCGTCAACTTCAGACCCTGCTCGAAGCCATAGACCTCGAACTTGTTCTTGCTGTCGGCACCGGCGAACACGTTCTCCAGCACTACAACAAACTTGCCGTTGGCCAGCTTGTCGATGATGTCATGGCTCACCTCCGGGCCGCTGTTGAGAACGACGAATGCAACGGTCTTGTTCCACTTCGTCTTGTACGTTCCCACCACGGCCTCGATCAGCGTCCCGTTGAAGGGGGTGCCTTCCGGGACGATGACCTTGTAGCCTTTGGCACCATTGGCAAGGGCGAGAGCACTGATGATGTTTCCAGAACGGTTGCAGGAGGACTTCAACACGTCAGCATAGTTGACGATGTAGCCGACCTTCTCTACGCCCTTCTCGGACGCGTTGGCGCAATCGAACTCGATGCTCTTTGCAATCTTGTAATCACATTCTGCCATAGTCAATGGTTCTTTAGAGGGTTAATAAGCGGCCTGCAGGAGTGCATCCTCGCCAATGAGCGTTCCGATGGTGGAGCTGGCGTAGATGTGGTTCTTGCGGGTGATGTCGTCGAACTTGATGGTCAGCGAGGCCACCTTGTCCTTGTCCTCGGTACCCACGAAGAGGTTCTTCGGAGATACCACGACGGCACGGTGCGGGTTGTTGACCTTCGTAACGTTGCCGTTCTGGTCGGTCACAGCCTCGTACTTCTTAATCATACGGTCCCAGATGTCGAGGACGATGATGGGCGTACCGTCATACTCTGACAGAGAAATGCCCTTGGCAATCTGCTCCACGGTCAGCGTGCACTTGACGCGCTTGTACACGTCGTTGCGCAGGGCCTTGAAGAGCGAGTTAGTCATGATGAGGCAGGCGTTCTCGTCATCGAAGATGCGAGAGTCGGCATCCTGCAGCAGGTCATCGACAATGCCGATGGCATAGCCCTCGACCTTGACAGCAGCCATCTGGGCAGCGAAGGTCTCGCCCTGGTTGGCGGAAATCACCGTGCGCTGTCCTGCGTTGGCAGCGCAGACGGCGAAGATGCGCTTCCACAGACCGTCGGCGGTCGTGAACAAGGCGGTCTTGACACCGTTGGTGATGACACCACCCTGAGCCACGGACTTGGCTGCGGTGTCGCCGAACCACACCATACGCCAGAACATCTGCTTCATCACGCGCTGCAGCAGCGGCATGAGCACGAGGTCCCAGTACGGGGTGTCCTGCAGGTCAGCCTTTTCGGTGCCGGCCTTGAGGCCCTTCTTGCCGATGGTGTCCTCGATGTCGGTGTAGCAGAGGTACTCAGCAACCTCCCAGGTTCCGAGCTCCCACTCTTTCTCGACACCGGTAATATTCACTTTCTCGTAGGTGGGGTCACAACCGCCACCCTTCACGCCGACATCCTGCATGGTATCGACGTAATCGAGCTTCTGACCGTCCTCCACTTCAGTCTTCTGAGTGGTCACCGACTCCAGGTCAGGATCCTTGAAGGTCTGGAGGAACAAAAGCTCCTTCAGGTCGGTAATCGCACCGTTGTCAACGGTGAACTGTTCCCAATTAATCATATTACTTTCCTTTTAAAGTTATAATCGGTTAACTACTCACTGGCTTAGTCCTTCTTGCCCATCGTCTTGTTCTTGCGCTGGGCATAGGCCTCCTTGGTCTCGCGGATGCGCTTCTGGGTCTTCGTCTCGCCTTCGGGAGCATCAGCACCACCACGGTCCTTGTGGGCCACGAACTGACGGTTCTTCGGGGTGAACGTGGACTTCATGCCGCACACCTGGTCGAGCCACTTCTTACCACCGGCCTTGTTCACCACCTCAAGGATGGCAGACTCGTCCTCGGTCTTCTGTGTGCCCTTCAGGGCCTCAATCTGCTTGTTGGCCTCGTCGAGCTTGGCCTGCACATCAGCCAGCTTGGTGTCCTTGTCGTTGACCTGGGTCTTCAGCTCGTCGAGCTGGGTCTGCAGGTCGTCAATCTGGGCCTTGAGCTGGTCTTCCTCAGTAGGGGTACCGCCGTCGCCTCCTTCACCACCTTCGGTGCCCTCGGCGGGCTTGTTGATAGACGCGATGACTCCGTCAGCGATGACGATGACGGTTCCATCTTCCATAGTGAAGGTGCCGTCAGGATAGGCTACGTCGCCAACCTGGGGGTCGCCTTCCTCACGCTCTACGGTGAAGCTCTCGCCTGTAGCGCTAGTGATAAGCTGGTCAACGACCTTGAGGTCATTCAGCTCATCGAGCGACTTCACACCGTACAATGCACAGATCCGCGCTGCGGTCTTGGCATCAACTGTTACGTTTTTTGGCATACTCTTAGAATTGGAATGGTTATTAAACTTGGGTTTCTTGTTGTCAGTCATTTCCGGCAGGATGCTGCCGATGAAGCCAAGCTCCAGGGCCTGGTCCATGCTGATGTAGATATCCTGCTCCATGAGCTTCTTGAGGGCCTTGAGGTCGGCTCCCGTGCGCTCGACATAGAGGTTGAGGATTTTCGCCGTCTCGTTGTCGAGGTGGGTGGCCAGCGCCTTCAGCTGGTCGCTCTGGTCGCGCAGTGCATCACTGGTGATACGTCCGCAGCAGAACAAGTCATCAGGGTACTGTGCCAGGGCAGGATTGTGAATACACAGGCTGGCGTTGCGGTAGGCAAAGCGTCTCTCCTTCGGTGCAGCCAGCAGGATAATAGTGGCGATAGAGGAACACTTGCCTTCGATGGTGGCGCTGATGGTCTTACCGGCAGCCTGGCGCAGAGCGTCGTAAATAGACCAGCCTTCAACGACGTTGCCACCGTCACAGTGCAGTCGGATATCGATGACGTTGTCATCTTCCGGCATGGCGGCAAGGGCAGAGCGCACATCATTGTACGTCACGCCGTCAAGGCCGTCCCACTGGAGGAACATCTTATCCTCTTCGTCTACGATGTCGTGGAATATTTTCAGTATCATATGCGTATGATTTTCCCGCAAAATTAGGAGTATTCGCACACCGATTCAAAAAACTTCTGATTATTCCACTGAACGTTTCGCGCAGTAATCATTCGCTCGTCTCGGAGAAAATGATTACCTTTGCACCGATTTCAACTAAATTGCGGTTTTTTGTATGCGGATAATATCGTTTAATATCCACCATTGCACACAGGAGAAGGTGGATCGTATTCTGAGCAGGGAGGCAGACATCTATATCCTCCCGGAGTTGTCTAACCCACAGCAGCTGCATATTCCAGACGGCTTCACGGCACGGTGGACGGGTGACATCGACATTAAGGGACTCGGAGTTATCTGGCGCTCCGGCCTCCAGTGCAGGGTGCCCTCATGGTTCAATCCGGAACAGCGGTATTTCCTTCCTGTCATAGCAGAGGGGAAGCTGATCATCGCGGCGTGGCCCACAAAGCGGCGTGCTAATGCGCAGAAGGGATATCCCCAGATAGCCTTGGAGGGCCTGCAGGAATATGCCAGCCGCTTCGATGCCTTTCCTACGCTGATTTCGGGAGACTTCAACCTCTACGTCGGCCAGCAAGACGAGACAGAAGAATACTCTCTTGCTTCCGTCACGGCTTTGCTGAAGCGCTACGGCATGACCAGCGTGTACCATTTCCGCACCGGCGAGGCGATGGGTAAGGAGTCACGCGCAACGTACTACCACCAGTTCCGCAAGGAACAACCGTTCTTCCTGGACTACACTTTTACGAACATGCCGGTGAAGGACTACTGGCTGCTGGGCTGGGAACCGTCATTCAGTGACCACGTGCCACAGCTTATTGAGGTATAAAGTAAAAGGGGCCGACACCATCAGTATGTGCCAGCCCCTCTTCTCGGTAGTGAGTGCATGAAAGGTAGTTCTCAACATAGAGCCTGCCCGAGCCGTCCCATTACACGGTAGTAGTGGCGTTCTGAGAAACCGTATTTCTCTGCCATCAATGCG